CGTGAATTACTTGCATATTCAAAAGATCCACAAAAAGGCATTGATGATTCAATTAAAACAGATTTTGCAAGAATAAAAGAATTAGTTGACAAACACAATGCTGCTCCAGAACCAATTAATACTAGTATAGACTTTAGTATGAAATCAATGCTAGAAACATTATCACGCTTAGATGAAGCACTTGATGATGCTGAAATGAAAGAATTAAAAGCATTAATAGACAAACATAGACCTAGAATGGACGATCCTGAAGCAGGACAACAATACAGTCAAGAATATCGTGACTTGTTTAAAACTGCTGATGAAATTACTCAAGCTCCTGCAGCTGACAAGGACGAAAAAGAAATAGACCCTCCAGCAAAATGGGAAGGAAATCCAGATACATTTGCTCAAGCTATATTTGATGCAGGTGAAGGAAAAATGCTTGGCACAGACGAAGATGCTATTTCTGACACATTAGGAAAATTACCTAACAAACAAGCATATGATGCAGTTGAAAAAGCATTTGCTACTTTAAGTAAATTTAACACTTTGGTTCAGTCTTTTGAAGATGAAATGAATCTAAGAGATAGACAGCAATATGTATTTCCACACTTTAGAAGACTTGGTATTGAACACAGCTATGGTACCATTCCTGGTAGAGATGACGCTCAGAAAACAGCCAATGTCAAAGCAATTAACGACAAAGGTGGTTGGGCGAAACAAGGTTCTTATGACAAGGACGGCAAATGGATAGCAGGTGCAGATGCTCCTAAAGACAGTGGTGGCGGCGCAAGCGGTTATGAGTATGTAGGCGGCCCAGATAGAAATGGTGTTGCACCTCAGGCTGAACAGGATAAAAATCCCGACTATATTATTGCTTACTGGGAAGGTAAAAAATATTATATTCTACCAACTCCAACAGCAGATGGACAATACAAAGGTTCAACAAGAGCAGGCGGACAAGATGCTACAGTACAAGAACTAGCACCAGCTGTTAAAGTAGAAGTTGAGAGAAGAGAAAAAGCAGGAATAAAAAGCAATGCTAAAACAGGTGCTGATCCATTGAATCTTGCTAATCCTAAAAATGCAGAAACTCCTGTAGGAAACGATACTGCATCAACACCAACTGGCACAACTAAGCCGGGAACTAAAAGTGCTGGAACTAATAACAATATGGCAATAGCAAGTAAGGACTATTCTATGAAAAAACCAATTAACGAAGCTGCATCAATGAACATATCAATGAGCGGCGACAACGCAGGAGAAGTTAGTGAACTTCTTAAAATATTAAAAAATGCTGGTATGCCAGATGCAGCACCAGTAGGAGCAGTTGACATGCCTATGGATATGCCAGTTCCGATCAAACACGATCATGAAGGACCAGAAATGGATTCACCATGTGGCAGTGGAGACAGTTGGGACAATTCACCTGATGAAACTAAAGGTGAACTAAGCGACATTATCAAATTATCCGGAGGCCCAAACTCAAATAAAGCACCAGGTGATATTAGAGTAAAAGATCCTAGACAAAACGAAGAAGAAGTTGATGAAGACGGTTGGGATAACTCACCAGATGAAGAATACAAAGACGATGACTACATGTATCAATCAGGTGGTATCCACAAAAAGAAAAAAGCCTATGCTAAAGCACAAGACGGTGACAATGCAATGGCAGTAGAGTCTATAAAAAGCCAACTTTATAAAGCATTAGAAGATAAACTTCAAAACAAATAAATCAATAGCGTCGAAAGGCGCTATTTTTTTTACTAAGTATTATCATGCAAGTAAAAAACATGATAGATCATGGTGGTATATACATTGACCACAGTTTTTTAGATCAAGACACCTTTATAAATTTAGACGAAAAATTTTACTCATATAAGTTTGAAGCAACTTATCAACCAAGCGGCATTGATTATGGTAATAGACTTCAAGCATATCCTACTTACGAAACTGATTTTTTATCAACAATAGATAAAGATTTAGATACACTTATAAAAACCAAAGTAGAATCAATAGTAGGATTTCAAGCACACAACTGGCATGCTAGTTTGAGATATATCGTATCTGATGAAATAAAACAAAGTAAGCAGTATGCAAGATATGGAATGAAACATGCTGATGCTACCAACTATGCTGGTGTAATATATTTTGAACAAGCAGTAGATGGCGGAACTGCATTTTTTAGAACACCATTAGATATAGTTCCTGATATGGAGATTGGTGCTTTACCAAATCGATGTATTATATATAGAGGTGATATAAATCATGCACCGGCACATGATTTTACATACAAAAAAAGAAAGTGTTTAATATTCTTCTTTAACCAAGGATAAGTACTAGTATGAGCAAAAGTTTAGATGGTGTTTTAACAAAAAAGGCAAATCAAAGAGAAACATTCTCTGAAGATCAAGTTAATGATTTAATGCAGTGTATGAATCCTGACACAGGCTATTTGTATTTTGCAGAAAAGTTTGCTTATATTCAACACCCTGTAAAAGGTAAATTGCTATTTGATCCTTACGATTACCAAGAACGCTTACTTAAGAGTTATCACAACTACAGATTTAATATCAATATGTTGCCGAGACAAACAGGTAAGACTACTTGTGCTGCAATTTATTTGTTGTGGTATGCAATGTTTAATCCTGACCAAACTGTGCTAATTGCTGCACACAAATATACAGGTGCTCAAGAAATTATGCAACGTGTAAGATATGCATATGAACTGTGTCCAGACCATATAAGAGCTGGTGTTGTAAACTACAATAAAGGATCTATGGAATTTGAAAATGGTTCACGTATTGTTAGTGCAACTACAACAGGCAATACAGGACGTGGTATGTCCATATCATTACTATACTGTGACGAGTTTGCATTTGTTAGTCCTACCATAGCAGATGAATTTTGGACTTCAATATCTCCTACACTAGCAACAGGTGGTCGTGCTATTATTACTTCAACGCCTAACTCAGATGAAGATACGTTTGCTGTTATATGGAAAGAAGCAGAAAAGAAATTTGATGAGCATGGCAATGAACAAGACTTAGGTGTAAATGGATTTCATTCATTCACCTGCCATTGGAGCGAACATCCAGACAGAGATGAAAAATGGAAAGATGAAGAACTAGGTAGAATAGGTGAAGAGCGATTCCGTCGTGAATATGAATGTGAATTCTTAGTGTTTGATGAAACCTTAATAAGTGCTATAAAACTAGCTACACTTGAACAAAGTGAAGTGCTTATGAACATGGGTCAAACACGTTGGTACGAAAAATTACAAAAAGACAAAACTTATATTATTGCGCTTGATCCTAGTATGGGTACAGGTGGTGACTATGCAGCTATACAAGTATTTGAACTTCCTACATACAAACAAGTTGCAGAATGGAGGCATAATACTACTCCTATTACAGGACAGATACGTATACTTGCTGACATTTGTAATCACATTGCAAACGAAACAGACAACCCACAAGGCATATACTGGAGCGTAGAGAACAATTCGATCGGAGAAGCAGCACTTATTGTTATAAATGACTTCGGCGAAGAAAATATACCAGGACTGTTTGTGTCAGAACCAATGCGAAAAGGACATGTTCGTAAGTTCCGCAAAGGATTTAATACCACTCACTCGACAAAAATAAGTGCATGTAGTAGATTAAAAACAATGATAGAAAACGATAAAATGAAAGTAAGCAGTGGTACCTTAATTAGTGAACTGAAAGGCTTTGTAGCAACTGGAAGCACTTATAAAGCAAAAGTAGGTGAGACTGATGATCTTATTAGTGCTACACTATTAGTAATAAGAATAATGAGTGTGCTAAGAGATTGGGATCCTAGAGTGTACAATACTTTTAAAAGCATGGAATCTGAAGAAGATTATGAACCGCCAATGCCTATCTTCATATCTACTAACTATTGATAAATACTAATATGAAAAACCTTAATAAAATAAGTGAAGAACTATTCAACAAGATAAGAGGACGTTTTCCTAGTGTCACTATTGGAGACGAGAAAGGCGTAGTCACTAATGTACCAAATGAAGCAAGATTTTTCGATTTTGACTTCAAAGAAGGTTCAAAAAATCTAGGCAAAGTAAGTATATCAATAGACGAAAATTCACTAAATATCATGTATAGTAATAATTTTATTGAAGGTCAAGACTCTTTTACCAAAGAAAAATGGTACGGGTTTTTAAAAGAATTAAGATATTTTGCTAAGAAAAGATTATTAAACTTTGATACTAGAAATATAACAAAGTCTAATTTGAACCGCAGAGATTACAAGTTTTTAGCAAATCAATCTGGAGAACAAAATATGAGCGAGTCAAAAATGTACGGAACGAGTAAAACAAGTTATCAGGATATAGGCACAGCACGGCTAGCACTAAGACATAATAAACCTGTTAACCAAGAATTAGCTGCAGGAAGAACACAGCACGTAGAGTCAATCTACATTGAAAGTGCAGACGGTGAAAGATTTAAATATCCATACAAACATATAAATGGTGCTAGAGCAATGGCTCGTCACGTAAGCGAAGGCGGTAATGCTTATGATGATTTTGGTAAACATATTGTTTCACTTTCAGAAGAACTTTCTAAATTGCGTAAATTTAAAAATTACATGAGTCGCTCTAATGTAATGGCAGAAAGTTTGAAAGGGTACATGGATGTTGTGTATGAAAGAATTGACACAGTAAAAAAGACTGTAGAACAATTACAAAGACCTGCATTTTACAAAGAAGCATTTGAAAATTACGAAGCAAAAGTACTTGAAGAAGTACCTGAAGACGTTGCAAGCAACTGGATTGATCAGTTAACAATTCGTCAATTTAATGAAGAATTAAAAGATGTATTTCCTTACATCTATAAGTTAGTAAACGAAAAGACCAAAGCACAAGAACTTGGTCCAGAGGACTTTATTGACGAAGGAATGAAAACACTTAAATGTAAAGACTGCGGAGACACTCTAGGTAATCCGACTACTGACTGCCCACATGACAGTCAAGACCCAAAAGGTGAAAATTGGATTATGATTGATGCTGATAACGACGGCGATATGGATTTGGCTGTGAGTAATGAAACAATGCCAGATGATTTTTCTGCGTTTGAAGATTGGGCAGACGATGTAGTTGAAACTGGATTAGAAGATGCACCAGTTGATGAACGTATGTTAAAAGCTGGCGGATTATGTCCGAGTTGTAAAGGCTCTGGCATGGATGAGAGAAGTAAAAAGAAATGTTCTGAATGTATGGGCACAGGCAAACTTCCAGGCGTTGGTGAAGATTCTAAAGTTAAAGAAATGCATGACGATCCAGAATACAAGGGTTGGTTAAAAATTTACACAAAGAGTCCTGATGCAGCAGAAACACATCCAAAACATGCAGAATTTTTAAAATACTATCAGTCACAAGAAAAAGAAGGCAACAAATTTACAATGGCACTTCAGAAAGCCAAAGACGATGATGAAGATGAAATGGAAGTAGACGGCAAAAAGATTCCAGTCACTGAGTTTGTTCTTTCACTATTTGATAGAGAAACAGGCCAGTTTCCAAAAGGCGAAACAGCAGTACTTACAGCAGTTGAAAAAGATTACGGTGAAGAATACATAAACGGTGCAAAAGACTTTATTGAAGCAATCAAGCACAAGTTTGAAGATTTTCAAATGAGACAAGAAGCAAGTGCAGAGCACGATGCAGAAATGGCTCAAATGAGAGAATTAGCTGGTTTAACTAACTAATTCAAAAAATTAGCAGAAAAAGGTTGACTTCTGCTAAGTATTATTGTATAGTACATAATGTGCTATATAATATTAAGGCACAATGCAATAGGCAATATATAAGGAGGCAAAACTATGGCATCATTAGCTGAAATTAGAGCAAAACTAAAAGAGCAAGAATCACGCACAAGCGGTGGTTCACAAAGCGGCGGCGACAACGCAATTTTCCCATTTTGGAATATGAAAGAAGGCGAGACAAGTGTTCTGCGCTTTTTACCTGATGGCGATGAGTCAAACACTTTCTTTTGGAAAGAACGTTTGATGATTAAACTTCCATTTGCAGGAATTAAAGGTGAAACTGATTCACGTCCTGTACAGGTACAAATTCCATGTATGGAAATGTATGGTGAAACATGCGATATCTTGAATGAGGTACGCGGTTGGTTTAAAGATCCAAGTCTTGAAGATATGGGTCGTAAGTATTGGAAAAAGCGTTCATACGTATTCCAAGGCTTTGTAGCTGACACACCACTACAAGAAGATAGAACTCCGGAAAATCCAATCCGTAGATTTATCATTGGTCCACAAATTTTCCAAATTATCAAAGCGGCATTAATGGATCCAGACATGGAAGAACTGCCAACAGATTACACTGCTGGTGTAGACTTCCGTCTTGCAAAGACAACCAAAGGTGGTTATGCAGACTACTCAACATCAAACTGGGCTCGTAGAGAGCGTCCACTTGGTGATGCAGAGATGCAAGCAGTAAACACACATGGTTTGTTTAACTTGGGAGACTTCCTACCTAAGAAACCTACTGATGTAGAAATTAAGGTAATGAAGGAAATGTTTGAAGCATCTGTTGATGGCGAGGCTTATGATGCTGATCGTTTTGGTCAGTATTTCCGTCCAGCGGGCATGGCAGCACGTACAGGTGATCCAAATGTATCATCTTCAAACGGTACTGCAACTTCAAGAACTGAACAGTCTAAAGCAGACACTCCAGCACCAGCAGCTGAGACTGCTCCTGTTGCTGAAGCGACTCCTGCGCCTAAGGCTGAAGAGTCTAAGCCAGCAGAATCAGAGAATAACGCACAAGATATTCTTGCAATGATTCGTTCAAGACAAAACAATTAATAGCACATTGGGGGGAGAAATCCCCCCACAATTTGATAAGGAGATATAATGGCTAAATCGTTTGATCCGAGCAAATTTCGGACACAATTAACTAAATCTATTTCAGGTATGAGTGCAGGATTTAACGATCCTACTGATTGGATTAGTACAGGAAACTATGCACTCAACTATCTTATCTCAGGAGACTTTAACAAAGGTGTTCCTATGGGTAAGGTGACTGTATTCGCAGGCGAAAGCGGTGCAGGCAAATCTTATATTTGTGCAGGTAATATTGTAAAGGCTGCACAAGAACAAGGCATCTTTGTTGTGCTTATTGACTCAGAGAACGCACTTGACGAAAGTTGGCTACATGCACTTGATGTAGATACTTCAGAAGATAAACTACTTAAACTAAACATGTCAATGATCGATGATGTTGCAAAAACTATTTCAACATTTATGGCAGACTACAAAGCAATGGATGAAGAAGATCGTCCTAAGGTGCTGTTTGTTATTGATAGTTTAGGTATGTTGCTAACACCTACAGATGTTGATCAGTTTAATAAAGGTGATATGAAAGGTGATATGGGTCGTAAGCCTAAAGCATTGACTTCACTAGTTCGTAATACAGTTAACATGATTGGTTCACACAATGTAGGACTTGTATGTACTAACCACACATATGCATCGCAAGATATGTTTGATCCAGATGATAAAATCTCAGGCGGTCAAGGCTTTATCTATGCGTCCTCTATTGTAGTTGCAATGAAGAAATTGAAACTAAAAGAAGATGAAGATGGAAACAAAATCAGCGAAGTACGTGGTATTAGAGCAGGTTGTAAGGTTATGAAAACACGTTATGCAAAACCGTTTGAAGGTGTGCAAGTAAAGATTCCTTACGAAACTGGTATGAATCCGTACAGTGGCCTTGTTGACCTTTTTGAAAAGAAAGGTGTTTTAGTTAAAGACGGAAACAGACTAAAATATATTGATTCAAAAGGCGAAGAACACAAAGAATATCGTAAGAATTGGACAGGTGAAATACTCGATATGGTAATGTCAGATCATGTTAATGTTGCCGATGAAAAGGTAAATATCCAGGATGAGACAAACCAAACTATCGAGGAGCCTGTAAATGGATGAATCGCAAATTGTTGATATTTGGACAGTTTTTAAAGACAGTGTTGACAAGAAAAACATTGAAGTTGTTGCAGAACGTTATGTTGATGTGTGTGCAGATTATGGCGCAGATGATGAACATTTTAAAAACGCACTTGGCAACTGCAATGATCTTGACAATGCAATTAACTACTATCTGGATTTGGACAACGAGTCATTTGACGACGAAGATGAGGAGTGGTAATGGGTTGGTATAGTGAAATATCGAGAGATGTTTCTAAGATTCCTGATGCCATTGCTCACTTCGAAGCAGAACTTTCTAATGCTCGAATAGAAGTAAAACTTAAAGGCAATGTTGAAAGAGCAGCGGCAGAAATGCCGGGCATTGTTGAACAACGGTTTAATCAATTGCAAGAGATTGAAGCCATTCTAAACTATCTCAATATAGAACTGCGTAGATTGCGTAGTTCTTATTTCAAAAAATATCTTGAAAATTATCAACGAGCTCTGTCTAGCCGTGACGTAGAAAAATACGTTGACGGCGAGGCAGACGTTGTTGACTATGAAAAGATTATTAATGAATTTGCATTACTGCGTAATAAATGGTTAGGAGTCTTAAAGGCTCTTGATCAGAAGCAATGGCAGATAACTAATGTAGTAAAGTTGAGAGTAGCAGGAATGGAAGATGCCACGTTATAACATACTAGTAGGTTGTGATCAAAATTATTATGATGAATGGGCAAAAAATTTATTAGTAAGTATAAGACACTATGCCCCTTGGGTAAACTTACACGCTCATATTGTAAATCCTACCCATATTGATAAAGTAGACGGTGTAAACTACACCACAGAATCTAAAGAATTTCAAAACGAAAAACAACGCATAGGATATTTACAATCTGTCCGTTTTTTAAAGGTTGCAGAAAAATTTACAGATAAAGATTTAGTTATGACACTAGATGTTGATACAATCTGTACTAGAAAATTTACTAAACAACAGTTTGAAGAAGCAACAAGTAAAATTACTTGCCTTAGACACCTTAAAGACAAAAGATGGTTAGCAGGATTAGTCACATACGGAGAAAAAGGCTTTAGGCAGGAGTTTGCTAAAAGATTATTAGACAAGCCTTTTGAAGATTGGGCACCATTCCATGATCAAAATGTTTTAGATGAGCTGAGTAAAAAGTATAACTTTTTTGAACAGCCTCCTAGGTTATTTTGGATGAGCATTGGAAAGAATGGAAACCAAAGTGTATTTCTTACTCTTAAAGGCAATCAAAAAAATAAAGATAAGTATTTAGATACATTTAGAAAGTTTATTAGGTAAACATGTCAAAAGAACATTTAGGTGGACACAACGGAATTACACATTTAGACGAAGGTGCATTGCTTTGGTTTAAGGAATTAGGTTTTAAATCATATCTTGATGTTGGATGTGGTCCAGGTGGTATGGTGTTGCATGCGAAAAAGTTAGGATTTGAATCATTAGGTGTCGACGGGGATAGTTCCCTTAAACGTGGCAAAAAGAACCAATCTAACTTTATATTACACGACTATAGTGAAGGTCCTCTACAACTACAATCAACTTTTGATGTATGTTGGAGTGTAGAATTTGTTGAACATGTTTATGAAGAGTTTGTTCCCAACTATGTTCAAACTATGCAGTGTGCTAAAAATCTAGTGATGTCTCATGCACCGAAAGGTGCTCCAGGATATCATCATGTGAATTGTCAAGATTCTCCATATTGGATTGCTAAAATGAAAGAGTTTGGTTTTGAATATGATGCAGACATGACAAAAAAATTAAGATCTATATCTACTATGGGGAAAAAGAAAAAACATAGATTTATAGAAAAGACTGGACTGTTTTTTATCAATGAAAAATTCTGAACCTCTAATAGTTGCAATTAAACCTGCATTTAGAAACCATCCATTACTTGGTGGAGATAATGTTATACTTGCAGATTGGGAAGACAAAGATTTAATAAACAGTGCTGACATATTCCTGCAGAGCAACATATTAGAACAAAAGCGTCAAAAAAAATTAGGACATATTTACGAGTTTATACGCTACAGTGGTAAGCCTTACATTTGTGCAGAATCAGCTGTGTTTAGAAAAAACTTGCCTAATTATCCACACCCAAAAGCCTATCATAGATTTAGTTGGTGGAGTTATTTTTATGACGAGGGTGAATACAATGCTGATAATTCACCTCCTGATAGATGGTATAAAATTCAAGATGAACAAAAAATTGATGTAAAAGATTGGAGACAGCCTGGAGACTCTATATTACTTTTGCTACAACGACCTGGTGACAGCAGTTTAAAAAATCTGTTAAAAAAACATGGAACATACGATGCTTTTTTATTACACACATTAAAAGAAATTAGAAAGTATACAGATAGAAAAATTATTGTTAGATTACATCCTGCTAGGGTAGACAGACAACTTGAAATTATTGAAAGATGCCAACTTAAGAATTTTGAACTTAGTCAAAATAACAAAGGAGCAGGTTTACTTAATGGTGGAGATGGATTATATGAAGATTTTGAAAGAGCTTGGGCAGTTGTAGGATTCAATACAAATGCACTAACTGAAAGTGCATGCGAAGGTATACCTACTTTTAGTTTATGCAATAGTTCAATGGCCTGGCCAGTTAGTAATAAAAGTCTTAGTAAGTTAGAAAAGCCAGATGTTTTTGATAGAGATCAATGGCTTTATAATTTGGCATATTGTCAATGGCGTACAGACGAAATAGAAAAGGGTTTACCGTGGCATCATTTAAAACCTTTATATCCAGACGGTTTAGTAAATCCTTATTGTTAAGAAAGGGATATTATGGAAGATCTTAATATAGAATTTGGATGTGGAGAACGTCCTAGGCTCAAAGGATATAAAACTTGTGATCTGAGAAACTTACCTAACATAGATTATGTTTGTAAAGCATGGGAGATAGATCAACTTGTTGGTGAAAACAGTGTTGATAATGTTTTTTCAAGACATTTTTTTGAACATCTTACATTTGAACAAGGCAAACTTATGATGAAAGTTTGGTTCAAAATACTAAAACCAGGAGGTACATGTAGAATGATGATACCTAATTTACACTTCCATGTGAAGCAATTTATGGCAGGTAAAGAAATGGAACATGCTTTAGCAGGACTTTTTGGCTGGCAAAGAGATGGTTTACATGATGTTTGGGACGTTCATAAAAGCGGTTATACACTAGAATCTATACAACCTGTCTATGAAGACACAGGGTTTATTGACTTTACCAAAAGAAAAAGTTCTAGTGAACACTTAGATGTAATAGCAACTAAACCAATTTAAAATATATCATTATATACGTATATAAATACATACATGAGTAATGTAGTTCTAGTCACAGGAGGTTTTGATCCTCTGCATTCAGGCCATATTGAATATTTTAAGGCTGCTAGACAATTAGGTAGTAAACTTGTTGTCGGTGTCAATTCAGACGAATGGTTAACACGTAAAAAAGGCAGACCTTTTATGTCTATAAAAGATCGCATAGCAATAATTAAAGAATTAAAAATTGTTGATGAAGTAATAAGTTTTGATGATACAGACGGAACAGCATGTGGAGCAATATATAAAACACTTTCTACTAATGCATCTGGTACAAAAATAATTTTTGCTAATGGCGGAGATAGAACAAACAAAAATATTCCTGAAATAGATACGTACGGAAAAACGCCCTGGGTAGAATTTGTATTCGGAGTAGGTGGTGATAACAAAAAAAATTCGTCAAGTTGGATACTTGATGAATGGAAAGCTCCTAAAACAGAAAGACAATGGGGGTATTATAGAGTGTTGCATGAATCAGGGCCAGAAGTAAAAGTTAAAGAACTTACTGTTGAACCAGGACAAAAATTATCAATGCAAAGACATCAAGACAGAAGCGAGCATTGGTTTGTAGATACTGGTACTGCAACAGTTTATACTTTAGACAGTTCCACAGATTTAGATTTGCATGGAACTTTTAAAAAACATCAAAGTTTACATATACCGCAAGGTATGTGGCATCAATTAGCAAATGAATCAACTGAGCCGTTAAAACTTGTAGAGATACAATACGGCAGATCATGTGTGGAGGAAGACATTGAAAGACGGACTTAAAAACGGTATTCTCCGTGTTTATATTGGGCACGACAGTAGAGAAGACATTGCGTATCAAGTGTGCAGACAAAGCATTTTAGATACAGCAAAGTATCCTAACAATATAGAAATTTACCCTATTAAAATAAACGAAATGCGTGACAGAGGTCTGTATTGGCGAGAAGAAGATAAATTAGCATCAACTGAATTTACATTTACTAGATTTTTACTACCAGAACTTTGCAATTTTCAAGGCTGGGCATTGTTTGTAGATTGTGACTTTTTGTTTAAGAAAGACATAAGAGACTTGTTTGAACATGCTAATGACAAATATGCTTTAATGTGTGCTCAACATGATTATACACCTAAAAGTATGACAAAAATGGATGGTAAAGAACAACATGTCTATCCACGCAAAAACTGGTCTAGCATGATGCTTATCAATTGTGGGCATCCTGCAAATGCAAAATTAAATCGCAAACTAGTCAATGATCCTAAAATTGATGGGAAATATTTGCATAGGTTTAGTTGGTTAGAAGATAATCAAATTGGTAGAATTCATCATGAATGGAATTGGCTTGTAGGTTATTACAAGGAACCTGAGGACTGCACTCCTTTTGCAATACATTACACAGATGGCGGACCGTGGTTTAAAGAATACCGTTTATGCGAATATGCTGCAGATTGGTACTTAGCTGAGAAAAGCTACAACGCCCAAAAGGCAGCAAATGCAAAACACAAACTTACTCCAAATACATGGAAAGTAAATGATGAAAAGACAGAAATATTAGAATCGGTCCTTCAATATCTTGTTGATCCGACAGCTAAGTATTATGAAGGAAATACTTGGGAAGCAATTACAGAAAGAGTGAAAAATCATATGGGTAAGGTAGTAGCTATTGACACAAGCGAGGTAAATTTTGAACGTAAGGGACACAAGTATGATCCTATTTTAGAAAATTTTGTTGTAGGAAGTAATGGTATTATTAGTTCTTATGCTGATCATTTAAATGACGATACGGCACTAGTTATAAGAGGGGTTGGTGGCGGAAGTAGAAAAGCAATTGAAAAATGTAGAGCTTCTGGCAGAACATTTTATACTATAGATACAGGATACTTTGGCAATTTTAAAAACAAATGGTTGCATAGAGTCACAAAAAATAACATGCAACAGATTGGTCCAATTATTGAACGACCAATGGATCGCGCCAAAAAACATGGCTTCCGTTATAGAAAATTTTCTACAGGAAGAAAAATTTTAATTTGTCCACCTAGCGA